GTGGACTGAATGATGGTTTATCAAATTACTTAGATGCGAGAGGAGTTGATACGAGATTTATAACTGAAAGTGCTGGATTGTTGTGTTCCTCTGCCTCAATTCCAGGAAGTTCATTGGCAACCGCAGATATCAATGGAAACTTTATGGGTGTGCAGGAAAAGATGGCACATACCAGAATATTCACTCAAATGCAGTTAGAATTCTATGTGGATTCTGACTACAGAATGATTAAGTTTTTAGAGCATTGGATGGAGTTTATTGCATCTGGATCTAATCAGAATCCAGGAAATAACCAATATTACTATAGGATGCAGTATCCTAGTGAATATAAATCAGATTCAACCAAAATTATAAAGTTTGACAGAGATTATAAGAGGGAACTTGAATATAATTTTATTGGATTATTTCCCATTAATATGTCTTCTGTCCCAATACAATATGGATCTTCTGATATATTAAAGGTTAGTGTTGCCTTTAATTATGAGCGTTATATTCCTGGAAAAATTTCAAGTAAAGATCAAAAAGCGGGAACTTCTAATAATATGGGAAGTACACCAACACCTAATACACAGGGAAGAATTGTGAATAGGGGAGGAACTAAAATTCCTGAAGGAAACTTCAAAGCAAATCAATAAATCCCCAATAAATAATCACAACTGAACTTTTTGGGTTATTATGCCTTTACCAAAGATTGCAACGCCAACATATGAGTTGGAACTTCCTTCTACACAAAAGAAAATAAGATATAGACCTTTTCTAGTTAAAGAAGAAAAAGTCCTCATTATAGCAATGGAGTCTGAGGATCAGAAGCAGATTACCACTGCCATTAAAAATGTTATTGGTAATTGTATTCTTTCTAGAGGAATCAAAGTAGATCAGTTGTCTACTTTTGATATTGAATATCTTTTCTTAAATATTAGAGGAAAGTCTGTTGGAGAAAGTGTTGAAGTCTTAATTACTTGTCCTGATGATGGTGAAACACAAGTTCCTGTGACCATTGATCTTGATGATATTAAGGTTCAGACAGATTCAAATCATACACGAGATATTGTACTGGATGAAAATTTGAGAATGAGGATGAAGTATCCATCCCTTGATGAATTCATTAAGAGTAACTTTAGTATTGATGGTAGTATGGGTGTTGATGAATCATTTCAACTCATTGCTTCTTGTGTAGAACAAATTTATAATGAAGAAGAATCGTGGAGTGCATCTGATTGTACTAAGAAAGAAATGTTGGCATTCATTGAAGAATTAAGCACTAAACAATTCAAAGAAATTGAAACCTTCTTTGAAACAATGCCAAAACTTTCACATACAATTAAGGTAAAAAATCCAAATACTGAAATTGAAAGTGAAGTTGTATTGGAAGGTTTATCTAGTTTTTTCGCATAGGTATGGCGCACGCCGATCTTGCGTCATACTATAAGATAAATTTTGCTCTCATGCAGCATCATAAATATTCATTAACAGAGTTGGAAAATATGATACCTTGGGAGAAGGAAGTTTATCTCACCTTATTACAACAATACATTGAAGAGGAGAACTTGAAGCAGAAACAACAGAACGGCATGTAAATGGCAAGAATAAGTGCGGCAAAATTTACAAATAGAGATATTCTTGTAACTGGTACTGATCCATCTACAGGAGAGTATCTGTCTGCCGCACAAAGAAAGGCATTATTTAGAAAGAAGAAAATAAGTTCAAATCAAGTTTTTAGAAAACCAGGAGCAATTGTAAAAGCAGGATCATCCGCGATTACTCCCGATGCTGGTGCTAATGTAAATGTTTTAAATGTCAGAGTTATTGCCATAGAAAAACAAGTTGCTTTCTTGGCAAAAGCATTAGACAAGGAAGCAGAATTAGAAAAGAAATCACAGCGAGATTATGAAAAGAAAGTATTACAACAAGAAGAGAAAAAATTAAGATCTGGAGAAGAAAAGCAATTAGAAAAAAAATTATCAGATACACTAGTATCTCCTGTCAAAACGATAGGTAGAAAGGCAGGAGGTGTTCTTGGCAATTTGATGGAGTTTTTTGGAATTCTTTTTGCCGGATGGTTAACAAACCAGGGAATGCTTGCGCTAGAAGCAAATGCTGAAGGAAATACTGCAAAATTAGAAGAAATTAAAAATAGGGTAATTAAAGACCTAGCAATTGTTACTGGAATATTCGCAACATTGAATGGAGGACTTTTTGCCATTCTGGGAATTATTGGCGGTATTACTGCCAGAATTCTCACCAAACCATTTAGAGCATTAATCGATGCATTTAGAGGAGGAAGAAAACCTGTTGTAGCAGCATCTGGTGCGGGTGCTGTAGATGCTGCTACAACAGGGAAACCTAAACCAAAACCTGGAATTGATGCGGATGATTTGACCGATGCTCAGAGAGCAGCAAAGAAGAAACTAGCACAAGAAGTTGTTGATAGGGGATTATCGGCAAAAGGTGCTATGGTAGGTGGAAAATATTTGAGTGTGGATGCAGCAGAAGCAGCAGAATTGCTTAAACCAAAGAAAGTTGGATTCTTCCAAAAAATAAAGAATGTCGCTGGAAATATTGGTGGTGGGATATCTAGTCTCGCAAAGAAAGGTGCGGGTGCAATTAAAGCGGGATTTTCAAAATTAGTGGGACCAATTATTGCACCATTTTTGAATAAAGCAAAAAGCCTTGGAAACAAAGTTCTTGCCACGATACAAAAAATTCCTGGATATTCTAAAATTGCATCTTTCTTGAAAAAAGAAGGTCTTGGAACAGTTAAAAATGTTGCTGGTGGTGGTAAAAGACTTGGAGCAAAAGCACTGCCTGTTATTGGTGGAATTGCAAACCTTCTTTTTGCATATGATAGATTGGCAAATGGTGATAGTATTGGTGCTGCTTTAGAAACAATATCCGCCATATTAGATTTTAGTGGTGGTGGTTGGCCTTTGTCCTTGGGACTTGATGCTTTCCTATTTGCTAGAGATTTTGTTCCAGGAATTAAAGGTGGAGAAGATGCACTCCTTGGTAAACTTGGATTGACTGGAATGGTTGAAACATTGAATACTCTTGGTGGAAAACTGCCAAACCTTGGAGAATTGGTTGGTCCATTATTTGGCAAAAACCCCGAACAACCAGAACCAACAAAAGAGTTGACTTCCGAACAAGTTGCTTATAAAAAGTGGTTGGATGGCAGACCAGATGAATTTGAAAATCAATTGGAATGGGAAACACTGAAGCAAACTGGTAAAGCGCCAGGATTTTCTCCTCCATCTAGACCAGCACTTTCTCCAGCAGCACCTTCTATTGCTTCCCCATCTTCACCACAAATGCAGGTGCCTGGACCAGTGTCTAATGCTGGCAACACAACCGTAATTTATAAGAAAATTGGAAGTTCTTCTTCTGGGCAAACAACTTCACCAAAACCATCAAAATCTTCCACAAATGTTCCATCAATTGCCTCAGCAAATCCAGATAACTTCTATACGATGTATTCTCAAATGATCTATAATGTGGTGATCTAAAATGCCATTACCAGCAATCGCAGCAGGAGCACTAAGAATAGGTTCAATGATCGGCCGAGGCGGCGGATTACTAAAAAAAGCTGCTCTCAAAAAAACAAAGATCAAGAGAGAGAACATTTCTAGAAGCAATATTCTTAATAAAAAAATAGTAGAGAAAAGAAAAAGAAGAGAAAAAGAATCTTTATTAGAATCATTAAGGACGAAAGGAAAATCTGGAATAAGTGCAGGAACTTCTTCGGCAAAAGGGTTTCTTCAAAGAATATTAGAATTTGTTGGCATTTTGTTTGTCGGATGGTTGGTAAATAACCTGCCAAAAATTATAGAAATGGTGAAGGATTTAATAAGAAGAATTAAACTTCTTGTTCAAAGTTTAAAGAGTTTTATTAGTAATCTTACTGGATGGTTTGGATCACTTGGAAGTTTGCTAACAGGCACTCTTGATAATTTGAGAAACTTTGATTTTACCGACCAATCTGGAAAAGTTAAAAAAGCAATGGAAGGTATGGAGAATGCATTTAAAGGAATGCAATCTGATATTGAGGGTATGAAAAATGCTGTCAGTGGAGAGCAAACAAGTTCTGATAGTGGTGGTGGTGCTCCTGTTACAGGAACTGATGCAGAAAAATATAAACAGTTCTATGATATGGCTAAAGAAGCAGGTGCAGAATATCCAGAATTAGTTGCCGCACAATTTGCATTAGAATCTGGATATGGTTCTTCAATATCTGGTGCTAATAATTACTTTGGACTAAAAGCAACTGGTTCCGAATCAGGTGCTACAATGGGAACCACAGAGTATTACGGTGGTGTGAAGACTGGAACCAGTGCTAAATTTATGAATTTTGGAAGTGCACAAGAATCGGTCAATACTCTTGTTAATAGGTGGTATAAGGATTATGGAAGTTATAAAGGAGTAAATCGTGCGTCAAGTGCACAAGAGGCTGCTGATCAATTACAACAACAAGGTTATGCGACTGATCCCAGATACTCTCAAAAATTGAAAGATATAATGAGATCTAATAGAAGTGTTGTTGGTGCTGGTGATGGAAGACAAGCAAGAGGAGCAAGTCAAACGCCAGCATATCAAAGAGCAGTTAATGTTGGTCGTGCATTAGAAGGACAGGGATATAGAGCATGGCAACACCCAGACTTTAATATCCATTCTGGATATACTGGATCTGGCAGAGAAAGAGTGATGAGAAGAAGTTATAGCTCTTATCACAATTATGGAGAGGCACTTGATTATCCACTGTCTCATAACAGTGAGGCACAACTTGATAAACTTGCTTCTTATTTCAGGCAAAACAAAGGAGCACTTGGAATTGCCGAAATTTTATGGAGAACTAGTGGACACTATGATCACCTCCATGTATCATTCAAAGGTGGTGGAAGTGTAGATAGAATGCCAATAGCAAGTATGGATATGGGTTTTAGTGTAGGACAACAACAAAACACAATTATAGTACT